GTAAGAATTATCTGAAAGATAAAATATTACTATATCATATATTTTAGGTATAAATTCATAATCGACATCTCCATAAACAGAATATAAAGTATTTATAGAGCCTGTTACTGGATTTGGGACAAATGTGTGCTTATTGTTATAAAAACTACTTATTCCTCTAGTAAAAGATATTTCATTGATATTAGAGGTAGTATTAATAAAAGCACTATCTAAATAAGGACAAGTTGTTGAAGCATATCCCGTTGATGTTGATAATGAACCTATTATTAATGAGCCTTGAGATAAAGAAGCAGTATAATTACTTGGTAATGTTCCTCCCTTTAAAGCAAATTTAATATGTAATTTTTCTCCACTTGATAAAGATAAAGCATCAGTGGGATTAGTATATCCTTTATCAATAGTAAAGTTTGTTAAAGATGTAGGAGACGAAATAAAATCCGGAATATTCCAAAGATCAAAAAGGTTATATTGATAAAAAGGAGGAGATGTACATACTGGTGTTCCACTATTATAATAGGGATCAGTAAGAGATGCTCTACTATAAAGAGTATCTAAAAGTCCACTAGTTGAACATCCGGTACTTGTCCGAAATTCCCATTTACGAAATGAAGTACCTGCTGGAACTGAAGTAACTCCTAATAATATAGCTTTAGTACTGGTAACTAAAGTACTAGTAACTGAAGTGCTAGGATATTTTACATTTTGACCGGATAAATTAAGAGAGGCAGTTGCAGGAAGATTACTAAGAGAACGTTGATCTTCATATAGTAAAGTTCCATTTTTATATAATTGCAATGACCATGTAGGAGAAGAAGAAAAACTTGAAGTATAAATTAAATCTACCGAAGCATAAAATTTATGAGCAGCTGTTTCTTGTACGGAGTATGTTGGTGGTTGATTAAAGTTACCAGGTGTATATATATTATTGGTATCCTCTATTTCATAATTAAAAATATTATTTATAGCTCCACCTATTCCTCCACTAACCGGATATCCTAATATTGAACTTCCACTTATATAATATGATGAACTTAAATTTTGAGCTGTTACTAAATATGAACTAAGATCTCCATCATTTTGAAAATATAAAATAGGATCATTACTACATGTTGAAAAATATAAGATTGGAGAATAACTATATCCACTATCAAATATTAATTTTTCACCATCAGTGGATTTTTGATTACCATATTTTTTATTATCAAATAATGATACAGAACCTGTATCGCCCGTTATAAATGTTCTTTGAACATCTCCCCAATTTTTATTAATTTGGTTTAGTTCTGTTAAACCTCCAAATTCATCTACAAGATATTTTAATCTTACAGTATTTCGTCTTGGTAAAAATGAACTAGTTTCAATTTGAGTAAATATTCCTATTTTACGAACATTATGATCAATAGCTGCTGTTTTACCATATGAATCATCTCCACTGTAAGATCCAGAAGCTGCCGTATAAGTATTATATAGCAGACTAGTTACTTTACTACCTTCATATCTTGATGCATTATATGAACGCAATGATAAATATGAATCTTGTAATTCAGCTGGTTTTAATATACTACCTGTAGTTCCCCAAATATATTCTATACCTTGTCTATAAATAGATAGTACACTTTGAGATACATTATTCAATAATACATTCCAATCTGAGTGGAGAAAAGTATTTGTATTTATACTTTGTGTTGAATCATGTTGTGCGTTATATACATTCCAATCGTATAAGTATGGATTATAATTATCTGTAAAATATTGATATATATTTACTGTGCTACCACTTAATTCACCATTAAACCATCCTAAAGTATTATTAGATGATGATAAGGCATTATAAAAAGTACCATATTGAGATGATATAGTTGAAGCAGAGTATTCTGCTTCATATACACTTTGTGTATAAGCATAAGGTACAGAATATACTGCTTTGTTCCTTTCTAATACAGGAGAATTTATGGTAATACCTGTTGATAAACTTGTTCTTTCAGGAACAAAATCATTAAGCATCTTAAATAATGCATTATCAAAAAACTGGATTAGACGGATAAATCCATTATAATCCATGTAAGATCCAGTAAATCCAGGAAATCCAGGAACACCGGTTTCAAAATATAATTTACGTTGATTATCTAAATCAATATAAGACGGACTATATAGTTGTCTAGGATCACCAATATAATCATCTAAACTCCAGGTTGGATTATTAGATGCTATGGCTCCGGATACATAAGTATCAATTTGTGTTTCTGGTGAGAAAGATATGTCAATGTATTGATTATCATTTTCTCTAAATTGAGCGGAAGCTGTTGGATATGTTTGTAAACTTAGTAAAGATGATAATACACTACCTGTTACAGTATTTTGTACAATTCTTACTTTTTCATTATTATATCCTTTTATTAAATTACTTTTAAGAGCACCACCATATTCTTTAACATCTAATATACTACTTGATACAACACTTCCTGTAATATATGTTCTACTAGGAATACCGAAAGTACTTATTAAATATTCTAGTCCAGGTTTTGTTCCTTTTGTTTTTAATAATAAAGGTAAATTATGATAAATACGTTTATATAGTTCTGCTAGTAAATCTTTGCGAGGTATGTTATTTAAATAGCTACCAGTTATTGAAAAATCATTATCAAAAATATTACTACCTGTATTAGCACCTATTAAAAATTGATCTAGCGCTTCACCTGCTTGACTATTATATAATTTAATTCCTAATGATTGTAATTGATTATATACTAAATCTTTAGAAATACCAACATTTAAATTATTATTTGCTAGATTAATATCTGTTATTGCTTTGAGGTAAATCCAAATATTATCAAAATATTGACCAACCATATTAAGGAAGGTTAAATATTGATTATTATTTGCATCGTCTCTAATAAAATCAGGAACAGCATAAATTAAATTATCATAATTTTCATTATCATAAGTTTGAGCAGATCCTGTTAAGGCATTATACCAGTTTATAACAGCTGCTGATCCAGTTGATAGTAATGAATATGGTTTAATTGAACCTGATTTAGGCCAAGCATATGAACTAGATTCAAAATATAAGTATGTTTCATATCCATCAAATTGAGATATTAATGTATTAATACTAGATGAATATCTATTTATTTCAGATTGTAGACTTGCTGTAGTTGCAACATGTGGAGTATATAATCTAATTTCATTTTTATAATCTTCAATTTGTTTAACTTTAGTATAAAAATTAGCTACACGCTGATATGCTGATCCAAAGAAAGTAAAGTTATTAAAATTAGTATAATCAACATTAATTGATATACTTTGTGTAGTCATTAAGTTCAATAATTGTTGATATGATGAACTTTGTAATGACTGTAAGCTAAGTAATGCTGTAGAATAATCTGTATATGTTGTAGATATTGTACCTTGATTAGGAACAGGAATACTAAAATTAGGACCTCTTAAAGTTGGAGGAGGGGGTGGAATAATAAGTTTATCTAAATTAATATCGAAAATGTAAGGCGATACTTTTTCCTCAACTACCCACAGTGTTTGTTTTTCCTGTATTTCTGGGGGTAAAGGTTCATACATTTTAAATAGAACTTCATACCCCGTTGTAGCTTTATTTAATGCTACATTAACCGCTATATATTGTTCATTATTACCAAAGTTTAATAAATAGTCTACATAATAACTAGCAGTATTTATTTTATCTATTAAAGAGGTTATTGTGGTTTCTATTTCATTATCACTAAGAGTAACAGATCCTAATCTTATTTCAGTTCTGTTTTGAGAAATTTCTTTAATAAATAAAGCTCTATCTGTATTATTAGATAATATATTATGAAATAAATTATATCTAATATTAAATTCACCTGATGAATATCCAACATCTTGTAGATCTTTAATAGGATCTATTTCAATAATAGGATATAATGAACTAGTAGATGAAGCTAAAGTTGAGGTAATACCAATGTTGGTTGTTTGAATATTGCCTGTTGTATTAGGAATATCTGAAGTTCCTGGTTTTAGTCCAGTTACTGGGGGTAATTTATAGTTAAGATAATTATAATTTGTATTTAATAAATTATTAGCAGCATCATATATATAAAATTCAATATAATCTCCGGTTTCACCAAAATTTTCTTGTAAATTTGTTGATGAAATTAGGTTAGTATCATCACTAGAATAACGTGTAACCGTTGTAGTATTTAATATATTACCTACTATTTTTATATTATCCGCCATTATATTATTTAGTTATATTCTTTAATTCGTTAATTGTTACCTGTGTATCTAATATTTGTTGCCTTAATGTGGTAATTTCATCTAATAAAGCTTGAATATCATCTTGATTAATTATAACTCCTAAATAATCTGCTTCTTTTTCTAATATAAATCTATGTGAATTAGTATCTCCTTCTTTTGGAATTTGAAAGAATAATTGTTCATATAATTGAAAAAAATCATCTAAAGTAAATGTTAGTTGTTCTTCTGTTCCTTGAGCATTTAATAATTGACTAAATTGTGTATCAATTACTTTAGGAAAAGTAACTTTATTAAATACTTGTTTTTCTATAGAAATTTGAGACATATTATCTTATAACTTTAAAGAAATAATTATCATCTAATACCTGCGTAGTACCACCTACAGTATATTTAATTAATATTTTATAATACCGTTCAGGTTCTAATCCATTCATATAAACATCAAAATAGTTACTTGTTGGATCAGCACATACTCTAGTATAAACGTTATCGTAATCTACGACTATTTCTTCAGTATCCAAATCTTTTATTTGATAAATTGCATTAGATGATTGAAGAAATACTTTATTAGTTAAATAAACAGATGTAGCAGTGAAAGCTCTAGCCGGATATTTATCTCTTATATTTACTCTAAATCGTTGTACTGAATCTTGTTGGTATTCACTCTGATTATTAGCTAATGTGGTTGCTATGTTAGGATTTGTAACAAATGGGAGTGAACCAGTATTATATATAAAATCATTCCATTTTATTTCTAAACATGGAGGATATATAGTATGTGTATTAGCTGAAAAATATTTTAGTTCAACAGCAGACTGTGTTGTGAATTCTAATAAGTTACTATGTTTTAATATAAATCCACTATTAGGGAATAAGCTACTTGACCAAGCAGCTATTGTATTAGTAACATTTAATGTTATATCTTTTGGATCTATATTAGTAAACGATTGACTAGCTATATAAGCCGATCCAGTAAACCATAAACCACCTCCGGAATTACTTCCAGTATAAGATCCTGTAGTTCCCCCAGGAAATGTAGAAAACCAAACACTACCACTATAATAATCTCTAAATTTCCAACTAGCTCCATCAGTTGTTATAGGGATATTAGATAAGCGACCAGTTCCTATATTCCATGATCCTGATATAGGGTGACAAAATATAGTATAATCTTGAGGAAGTTGAGAAGCATTAGCTAAAAATAAACGTAATGAAGCACTATAACTAGCAGTTCCTACCTTATTAGTTAATATATCAAGGATTTCGCTTTGTGGAAATTGAATAAGTGGGCGTGATACTTCATTATAACCCTCAATAGTAAGATATGTACTAAGATCTAGTATTTCATCAATACCAGCATTTAATGTTGGGTAATACGAATAAAGAGTCGCACTTTTTTCTGGGAATATTTTATATACAGCCATAAATTAATTAAATTACTATATATAAATATTATATATTTTAGGTGTTTAGAAAGATACTACTCTTCCTTGAATATCAGTATTTGGATATCTTATTTCAAATATACTAGGATCTAATGATGGATATATAGTATTATTACGAGTAGCTCCTGATATATCATAGGCATATTTAGAATATGTAGTTTCTGTTGAATCCTGTTTATTAATAAATTCAAGTTTTATTACTGATTGTACACCTTTTACTTGTAGTATAATAGATTGAACATCTGATATTTTAATAGGTTGGTTTATATTCCACTTTTCAATATTAAAATAATCCTGTAAAGCTGTGATACAATCTGTTATTACAGTACTATTATTAAATCCACTTTTAACAGTAATATCAAAATTGATACCTATATTAATATAAAAAGCATCTTTAATATTAATAGCATCAGTAACCATTCTAAATTGATCAATATATGTAACTAAATTTTCTTTTAAAGTAGATGCCGCTATTGTTAATTTTTTATCAGAATTATATCCTAATATATACATGTCCAGAGATAATGGATTTCTTTCTTCAGTTGAACCTACTGTTGGAGTAGGTAAAAATGTATTAGCTGGATCTTGTGTGACATATACTTTAGCTATACTACCATAATCTGGAGGTAAAGATAAAGCACGAACCATATAATCCTCTCTAGTTACAGCACGTAATTGTGATTGATAAGCATTTAAAGCATTATTACGAATTTCTTCAATTTGATCACCATTTCTACCACCATTAGCAGGGATTGGATTAGTTACTGCTACTGTAGTTAATATATAATTTGAAAGAGAATTATTAATTGTACTAGGGAAATAAGTACCTGATGTATCTATAGTTGTAATTGTATTAGCATCTGTATTAGATGTTAATCCACCACCTACTAAATATCTTATTGTAATATTATTACTTGGAGCTAAGCCATACTCTTGAGTAAAAAATACAGAAGCCTTATTATAATCATCATATAAATTAGAAATACCTGGTACTAAGCCTAATTGAATATTATCTGGGGTTGGTAATATTGTTTGGTCTGTTTTATTTGATACACCAGCTCCAAATTCTAACTGTAATGTATTATCTGATAGGAAACGAGATACAAAACGGCGAGGTACACGCTTTAATTGTAATAAATAAGGTACTCCATCTACACCAAAAGTAGGATTTTCTATTTTATCAAATATAGTAGCTTGGGCTAAATATGGTACTTCATACCATCTATTACTTTGAGTATCAGTTGCATCTAATATTTGTAATATATTAGTATCCGAAATAGTTGCTATTTGGAATTTTTGAGGAGACGAAAAATTAAGAGTTGTTGATTTAATCTCACCAGAAATAGCTTTTACTTGCTTTTTTAGTAAGAAAAAATTATTGTCCGCAAGTTCTATTTCAGTATTATTAGTATCAGTAAAATCTACTTTTGCTGTTGTTAAAAATTTAGTTCCATACCCATTTGATGTTAAAACTGTATTTTCAGGAATTATAAGAGCATAAGTATAATCAGGAATTGATTGCCCACCAGCATTAAAGGAAGGAATTAATTGAAATATATCTACTGTAGTAATAGAAGAATATGATGCTTTGGGTCTATATCCTAACATATACGATAAAGCATATAAATTTTCTTTTTCTTTAGCATATAATAGGAAATTTTCTTGTACTTGAGTATCTAAATAAAACGACATAACATCACCAACATAAGATGCCATTTCAATAAACATAGTCCCTGGGGATGCTTCAGAAAAGTCATTATATGTTGTTGGAAAGTATGTTTTAGCGTAATTTATAAGATTAGCTTTAAAATCACTAAAGGTTTTATTTAAATATGATACGTTATTGTCTTCCATTTTATATAAATTGTACTGTTATTTCGTCTGGTTTTCCTGATATATTTAATCTATATTGTATTGTAATTGATATAGTATTAGTATCTTCATACTTTACTATATCAATGTTTGTAATTGAAACTTCAGGAACAAATATAGATACATTTAAAGAAATTAAATTTCTGAGTAATGTAGATGTATCTTCTGTAATTCCCTCAAATATTACTGTTTTTAAATCAGCACCAAATTCAGGATTCATTATCCTTTCACCTTTATTAGTAAGTAAAAGATTAATTAAATTTGATTTAATTTGATCTGCTGTACTGTATGTACTATTAAAACAAGCAGGACCACTAAATGGAAGAGATACCCCAATTGCAATATTTCCTTGCAAATCTAATGGATTAATCCTTGTTGTTTGAGGTATTGGCATATTAATCTAATTGTCTTAATCCTGATCTATCTTGGGCTGACATATTATTTGCGGCATCATTAATAAATGCTAAATATGGATTAACTCTTTCTCCTGTAGATTCATCAACAGCATCAATAATTTTTAAATCATTGCGTTGAGGTTGTTGAAACCCAAATTCGGCACCCATTTTAGCCATTAATGAATTACGTATATCTCCCGATAATGGATTTATATTAGCACTAGTAAAACTTATAGTTTTATCTTCACGCAATGCCTGTTTATTTTGCTTTGATAATACCTCATTAATAACATTAGGTAATTCTTCATAAATAGCCTCAGCAACGGCTTCTTTAATTAATTTTTTGAATAATTTAACGTTCATATATATAAATATTTAAGCTATTAAGTTTTCTCGATCTATTATTAATTTTAATGATTCTATTAAATCATTTGGATCTAATGTAAATGATAATTCACTCTTTAATACAGCTACTCTATTAGTATCAATTGCTTCGGCAAAATGACGTTTATTTCCAGCTACTACTATAGCTCTAGGACCACTTTCTTCTCTAATAGCAAATTTAAATCCTTTATATGTTCCAAAATCTGTACCAAATTGATTTGGGTTATCTGTAAGAGATGAATTTATTCCTGTAGCTGCTTCTAATATACCATTTATTGGTAATAATTGGGCTTTTAAATCTTCTAATACTGCTATTATTCTATCTAAAAGGGTTGTTATTATAGGTAAAAAGGCACTTAATACCAAAAGTATTTGATTTGCTTTTTGTAATATTTTTACTAATCTAATAATTACATTAAGAGGAATACCAACACCCGGAGGTACAGATGTAGGGATAGGTATAGCTGAAATTACTTCTACTATTGCACTAAATATTGTAATTATCGTAGATATGGTTTTGAGATTATCATTTATTTTTCTTATAGAATCTTCAACCTTTTGTATTACTCTAATAGCATTATCTCTAGCTAATTTAGCATTATTTAATTTTGTAGGATCATTTGATGCATTAGCATCTCTTATTATAGCATTAGTATCATCTACTAATTTTTTAAGAGCACTATTATTAGCTACAATATTAACTATAATTGTTTCTATACCAAGTATTATTATAGGAGGTAAAGATTTTTTAGAATTCTTTAATATTGATTTAGATTTATCTTTAGTTCCTTTTTTTAATTTATTTTTATTTTTAACTTTAGCTTCTTTTCTTTTTTTATTTCTTTCTAATTTATCTGCTTTTGATTTTTCAAAAGGATCATTATAAAAATCTTTAATATCCTGTTCGTTCTTATCTTTTCTTATTTGTAAATTTACTTTTTTAGCTTCATAACTAATATTCTCTGCTACTACAGCAGCATTATATTCTTCATCACTTAATTGAGGAGGAATATCAAAAGTTTGTCCATTTATTACTTTTTTAGATGGAGTATTTTGTTGTTGTAGCTGTAATAAAGTTTGTTCATGTTCTATTTCTAAATTTATTCCTTCTAAGATTAATTTTTCTTTTTCTAAAAGTAATTTAGCTATGGGAGAATTAGAAACAGCTCCTGTAACTGATGATTTTGTAATATTGGGTAATTGATCTCCAAAAGTTACTGGAGATTTAGATTTATCTAAATTTTTTAATACACCAGGAGATACTAAAGAAGCTACATTACCCGGTGGAGAAGGAGTAGATTGAGTTAAAGGATTATTTGGTTGGGTAATATTAGCCATTATACTAAAAATACTTTATCTGATGTTATTTTTTCTAATTTATCTATTAAATTTTCTATATCAGCACTCAGTTGAGGTCCAGCATTTGCTGTTAAAGAGGTAACTGGTATTACTCCTTCTGATGTTGCTACAGTAGCAGCTGTTAAAGATGCTGCTAAATTTGACATAGAATCAAGTAATTGTAATAAAAAGTCATGAACTTGATTTCCTAATAATGCTGGTTCTTGGGGGTAGGACCCATTATTTTGAGTTCCTAACATTACATAAGGAGAATTTATATGAGCTACTTTACCAGCATTTAAATTAATAATATTATCTGTACTTAATTCAATATTAGTTTTAGCAAATAATAATACTTCATCTTTTTTAGAATTAAGAGTTACTCTATCACTATTAAATATCAATTGTGAATCTGAATAATCTTTAGGTTTAATGGTATTAACTCGAGGATTTATTATACTAACTCCTGGGGCTAAAGGTAAAGCCTGGGTTGAAGTCATGTAAATAGAAGATTTCTCTTTATTTATTTCTTCAATGTTAGGTAACAATGAGCCTGTATCTGTAGTAACATATCCATTAACTATTATAGTTATAGGATCTCCATTATTACCTACTTTACTCCATTCATTTATATTTGATTTTAATTTTACTGTACTACCAAATCTAATGCCATTTCCTTTTCTGCCTTGATATATTCTGTCACCTTCAAAAGATAATAAGTTCCTAATATCGGCTCCTTCAATAAATGTTTTCCCTAAATTTCCAGTTCCTGGGACATTTTGTTGGTTATTATTCCATAAATTAATAGTACTGGTATAATATTTTTGATCGGTGCTACTATTGATTTGACTACCTGCACTCGGAGCAGAAGTAATATTAATTAATTCTCCTATTAAAGGATAATTTTGTTGACTAGCATGAATTGGTTTTGCTACTTTACAAGTAAATAAATCAACAGTATTTGTATCTTTTGATTGTTCATAATCAAGATAAAAAACAGTACCCATTCCACTCCAACCTCCACTTCTTTCAAATAACTCTTTCGGAACAGAAAATTGATCTGTAATTACACCAAATACCTTACCTATTTCAGGTTTAGGTATTTTTTGAGAGGATGGTGGACGACTAGATGCTGCTACTAATCCACCTAAATTTTCTCTAATTCTCATTTATTTTCTATTTGGAGTTGTGTAGTTGCTGCTTCTAATAATTTATTACCTTCAATCTGGATATTCTTTTGTTCATCTAGTAATTGTTGAATTTCCTCAGAATTCATAAAATCAAATCCAGCATTAGATGCGGCTGTAACTGTAGCAGCACGTTGAACAATACCTGCCATTTTAATTAACTGTTCATTATTTTTTACATTAACATCAATTAAATCTTTTACAGTAGGCATTAACATTACTGCAGAACCTGCATTAGATGATGCTAATGGTTTAATAGCATCTATTAATTCAGTAATCTGTTTATCAGTATCTTTATTATTTTTATGAATCTGCTTAAATATATCACCTAGTGATTTATTATCAAACAATAATATATCATCAAAATTAGCCATAATTACGTTTATTAATAAATATATTTTAATTAAATTTTTATATATCCGTCTTTATAATATTTATTATATAAGCGAATACGTAAATCATTCAATTTTTTAGTTACTTTAGTAATCTGTGGAGTAGTAGCATCTGTTATTTCGCGTATATAAATGTAAAGTGCTTTTTTATTAAATATTTCTAACGTTTCTCGTTTGCGAAATAATTCAATAATAGCATCTGCCGCTTTGTGATCTTGTTTTTTAGGAAATAATTCGTATAGATGTTTATCAACATATTTAATATATTGATCCATAAAATTATTTAGTTCCATATTAGAACTAATAGAATTTAAATTTTCATAAGGTAAATTTAATTCATCATTACTTTCATCTAATTCAATATATTCCTGAAGTTTTTTATAGTTCTTTTCATTATATATAATAAGATATCTCTTAGCAATAGTTCCAAAATAAGAGTATGCTTTGCCTTTATCTTGATTATATAAATGTAATTTTTCAAGTAAAAACGTAACTACTTCATGCTTTAATTCCTCAATAGTATCTGAGTCGGTATAGTAAAATTTAAAAGTATGAATAATATTCTCGGCAAGCTTATAAAAAGCATATTGAATACGATCACTATATAAGCGATTACGCAGAGATTGATCTGTAAGAGAATTATATTCAACAATGGCATTCTCAGTATCCTCAGTAAAATAGATACGGGGTTCTTTTGGTTTACGTTTACGGGGTTGTCCACGCCTATTTAGAGCAATAGTTTCAACTTCATTAGTTAAGAAAATATCTTGCTCATCTTCTTCATAAAATATCATAATGTTTTATTTTGTATAATCATTATATCTAATATACAAACAGAAAACAACGTAACCAAACTTACTTTAAAGAACTTAATACAGCTTGAACTTCCTTCATTTCATTAAATATAGTTTGAAGTTCTTCATCTTCTCCTACCCACATTTTTCCATCAAGCTGTTTAAAATCATCATCCATCTTACTAATTAAAACCGTAACAGCATCTATTGTCTGTTGTTGATTAATAATGATTTCTTCTAATCTTTTATTTTTTCTAATCAATAAAAAACCAAGTACACCTAGTACTTCTACTAGATGTATTCCTATTACCCATAACGCTGTTATCATAATAAATTATTGTGGTCTAAACTGTTGTTCAAAATCATCGGATTCAATAGAAATTATTTCTCTAATACCCTCGATTGTTTCTTTTAGTTGCTCTATAGATTCGGAAATTTGATCTCGAGTCATATTCCTATTTATTTGTAAGTTAATACGATTAGCAATAATATCAACTTGACTTAATCTATCTAAGATGTTGTTTTTATATCTCATAATATATGTTTATATATAAATATACGCTTATTTATATTTCTTTATTCCTTCTTCCTATTTTCTTCTCTCTCATTTTTATAAACGTTTTTATTCAAACCTTCATACTTTGAAGTTACAAGAAAATATCTGGACTTCCAAATTTATTTTAGTAATTCTTTGCGTATAAGTTTGCGTAACATTTCTTTTAAAATATCAATTTTTGGAGACTGACGTGCAATAATTTTCATCTTCTTAACATTTTCATCACTTAGAAATGTTATTTCAAAATAACCTTCTAACTCGTTATCCTTAATATTAGTTGTAGCAACATCAACGTTTTCAGCCTCTAAACGATTTAAAAGTGCTGCTTTATCTTCTAGTTTGACTTTATATGTTTTCATAATAATAAATATTAGATAGAATCTAGCTCGCTATAATCTCATTACGCAGTAGAATACTTATATCCTAAATCCTCAATAACACGTTGAGCAGTATACGTGTCAATAGCAAACATTTCACGATTATCAGCGACACGCCACTCATCTAAATACTCATGTACTTCTTTTTCAAGTAAATCAGAACGATAACACTTATATTCAAATATAGGAATCCACGGAACAGCAACACCAGTAGCACGTGAAATTTCTTTAGCACGTTGTTGTGGAGTATTAGTAGTCATACCGATCTTTACCATATTAGGAACAGATTTATTTACAAGAACATAAACATACTCAGTAGGGCGTACGTTACCTGTAGGATCCAATACAGCATTAGCAAGATATACTACGCTTTCCCAGCCATCCTCCTCTGGTATTAATACGAACGCATCAGCCTTACATATTTTATCTGGGGGTAATTTAATGTAATGCTGGGATTCCTCAATTGTTACTCGTCTCATGATTTATATGGTACATTCTGTTGGGGGTTGCTGAGTATTAGGGTTAACTACCTGTTGAGTAGCAATAGCATTATCCCACTGTTCAAGAGTCATACCATGCGATTTAGCTGTTTCTTCCCGTAATTTACGTGAGTACTGTTCAAATGCTTCTTTCGTTAGTAAAACGTCTGTAATTACTTGTTTATTCATATTATTTAATGACTTTCATATGTACTGAGTCACATATTTTAGTGAGTGAGTCAACACGGTGTTTGTATGGTTTTAATTCATTAATTGTATTATGTTGGTTATATATAGTATATAACAACATTAATAAACTTGCTGCACGTAATAGTGGGGTGATGTACTGTTTCATAATTTATAATTTTTCTATTTCATTTTTTACTTCAATCCAAAATGAATATCCACGATCTGCGCCCATATATCCTAACACTTCGTCACAACTAGCTAATGCACATTTTTTTGCTGTTTCTATTTTAGGAATCATAGACATAAATTTTAGTAACAATTCTGCTGCTTTCTCTTTTGGACTCATAGTTTTTCGATTTCTTGTTTTACTTCATACCAATAATCATATTGAAGCATTCTATCTGCATTATATAATAGAACCTTTATTTCATCTACTGCTATTAATGCACTCTGTTTAGCCATTTCTTTAGACATATACCTTGGAGTATCGTACTCTTGTTCGTCACTTAGATCCATGAACTTTTGAATTAATTCGATTGCTTTCTCTTTTGGACTCATATATTATTTTTATAGTGGTGAATATAAGTATATATTTTGCCTTTACAAAAAAGATCGTTTAAAAGAAGATTTTGGGATTTTGCAAAGTGGGTGCAAAGGGGGTAAGTCGGAATTTGGGATTGTGGATTGGGGGATGGTATATGTGTATATACTGTCGATGGTGAAAGGGTATTGTCGTGTTGAGAATACATCTAATTTTATTACACTGCTATCGCCGCGTCGATGGACCGCAATTAGCGTGGGAGCACTCCGCTACCAGACCGCCATCAAACCGCTATCGGGCCGCGCGCAACCGCTATCGTCTCGATCCTCACGATATTTTTATACAGCGCGCAGTATTTTTGTACCAACGCGATCTTTTTATACAGCGCGCGATGTTTTTATACAGCGCGTGATCTTTTATTGGTGCTGAGCATCCAGCTTATTTTCCACCAGTTATTCCATACCCTCGTATTTGTCATTACTACTATCATAGTGTGAGTATACGAGTGCAACCTCAGTGTCTGTTAATTGAGAGCCCAATAGCTCCAGCTCACCCTTCATTCTATGGTAGGTGATGCGGTGTTGATTGACTGCGGTTTGAAGCTCAATAAAGCGGTGTACGTTGTCTGTTGTTGTAAGTGTCATTTGCTAGTTGATTTTATTTTTTACGTAACAAATAACCGCCTGTTTATTGGGCGGTTATCCTAATTTTATTAATCACCTAATTTATTATTATGTGTTTATGCTGATTGAAGTGCTTGTTTATACTCGTCCACCATCTTTACCAGTTGCGGTAGGCAATCTTTGGCGGTACGACCCTTAAGCCCATAGTATTTTTTAATTTGGGTGAATATAA